AGCTTGTTGAGTACGCGAACACTGTGGGAGCAAAATCTAAAGCGCCTATAGCCGAGTTCGCTAGGCAGCCCGTCACGGACAAAGCGCGGCAGGTTGCAAAGGAGGCTGATGATAATGCCCGAGTGGAACTATTTGGAGACTCCTTCCGTCTTGGAGACGTTAAGCCTGGAGGAAGTAGAACTGGCACTGAGGGTGATCGACGAGGGCCTACTGGAACGCCAAGAACTGATACCGACGGAACTGCAGACGCTGACGGGTCAAGAATGGCTACAGCTGCGAGTAATGTTGTACGCGCTCTTAACGGAACAGGAGGAAAGCGCACTCCACTAGAAGGGCAGCAGCAGTTCAACTTCGACCCTGAGCCTGAATCCAAGGCTGCGCCTAAACGCAAACGCGAACGCAAACGCAAACGCGAACGCAAGACTGAGCGGATTGGTACCGAAGAAGAACTTGCGTTTGGGAGCGTTAAGCCAAAATTTTCTCCTGATGGTAGGGTGCGGCTACCGTTTACAGAATCGGAAATTAGACAGCTAAAAACCGAAGGTAAAGTTACCACCGAACGGGGCGAAGAGTTACTTAGGCAATTCTTGCTTGTTGAGCAGGAGACCGGTAGCAAACGCAGTGAGGTTGCAGCGACCCTCAGTAAAGACCCCATCAGTAAAGAAGACGCTGGTCGGGTGGCGCGTTTGTTCGCGCGTGGTGGCGCGAATACTAAAGAGGCCGCAGCGGCAAAGATATTCTTCGGGAAAAACCCTGATCGGTATGTCATGGGGCTAGACGAATTGTCATTCGCTTTAGTGCTCGGCCCCGAGAACTACCGTAGAGCCCCTAATGAATCCAACACGGAAGCCGATTATTTTAGGGGGCTGGGCAGCAAAAACGCCGAACTCGCGAATACGTGGGTCCGTAAAAACCTGTCCAAAGAGGTTAGGAGCTGGTTAAATACGTCCAACCTAGACCACATACAGACTCTTAATGGGCTTGCTGCCAGAAGTGAGGGCGATCAGGTCGTCGCTGCCCGAAAGGCCGCAGAGGTCGACGAGACGACCGCAGAATACCTTAAACTACCTACGGACTCCGTCGTGCATCTGGGCACGCCGCTTCACCACGCAGCTAAAGACGCCATCCGTAAGGGGGACTTGGGTAGCGCCCTGCGTATACTGACTAAGACGTCTGGTAGTGATCGTGTAGCCAAGATCGCCGATAAGCTGGGTGCTGTTGTTGGTGACACTAAGGTTGAGGTCGTGAAGAACCTCAAAGGCCCAGACGGTACTCCGTTGGCTGGGTTGTTCTCGCCTACCACCAACACGATCCAGCTAGACTCTGCTACCGGCATGAACCCTCACACCTTGCTGCATGAAACTACTCACGCAGCGGTTTCGGCAACGTTGAGCAAGCCGGGGAACCCCGTAACGAAACAACTCAAGGCGCTGTTTGAAGACGCTAAGCCATCCCTCGAAAACTATTATGGCTCTACGTCTGTAGACGAGTTTGTCTCTGAGGTGTTCTCGAACCCTGAGTTCCAAGCGGAGCTTGCCCAGCTAAATCAGTCGGGCAAGCCGGTCTCCATGCTGCAACGGTTTATGAATATCGTTGGTAACTACGTGCGGCGCTTGATTGGTATGCCCACCAAACCACTTAACTCCGCGTTAAACGCTGCGGACATAATGATTGAAAGCATCCTAGCTCCGGCCCCTACCAGCCGCAGTGCTAACGATCTGTTTATGGTGTCTAAATTCGGTGACCCTAAGAAGGTTCTAGACGACGCGCTCAATAACATGCCTCGTATGAACAAGGCGGGTGCCAAACGGTTTGTCGACTTTATCTCCGATAGACGTATCCCCATGCGGGCTAGGCAGGCACTCCAGTACGCCACCCCGCTGCACGCAGCTGTAGAGGTTGCGGAGAAATATATCCCCCAAGCCCGCGTCCTTAATGATATTGTCCAACGCCAAAGCGGACAGCTTAACAAAGGTATTGAGGCTATAGACGGCGTATTGCGGGGGCTTACGAACTGGCAGAAGGGTAACTCTGAGAAGACCGACATATTCAACGAACTTGTTATAATGTCCACTATGAGTCAGGTCGACCCAGAACTATCTAGAAGTGCCGCTGCGAAGAAGTACAAAGGCGATCCTGAGCGCATGAGCGACTGGAAAGACGCTGTGGATATGTACAAGAAGATAGGTGAGGGTGGGCGCACGCAGTACAGAACCTTGCGTAACACCTATAAATCTCTCTTCCAGGATGTCGAGAAGACCCTCCAGAAACGCCTCAAAGACGAGGTGGGTAGTAAGGAAGGGCAAGCCATATACGATGAGATTAACAAGTCACTGCTGGCGCACGGTGGGCTAGACCCCTACTTCCCTCTGTACCGCACCGGTGACTACTGGATATCCTACACCGCCCCCAACTCTAAAACAAAACAGCCAGACTTCTTCCTCGAAGCGTTTGAGAGCTTCTCGGCGTTTAAGGATGCAAAAGCTAAACTTGTAGCGGATGGTGCGACCAATATAAACGAGTACACCAACAGAGGTGATGTCGACTACAGCAAGGCTCCCCCCACCAGTTTTGTGAACGACGTCCTGAAAACTCTACAGGCCCAAGGCATTACCCCGAAGAAGAACGCTACAGATGCCGACACCGCAGCTGACCAGATCATACGTTTGTATTTGGACGCCCTACCAGAACGCTCGATGCTACAAGGATTTAGAAGGCGTAAAAACGAAGGCCGGGGCACCCCCGGTGCTAGAAAAGACGCCGCACTTGCACTTCGGGCCAAGGGTAAAGGGATCGTACGGCAGCTGGCTCAGATTGAGTATGGTAGGGACATACAAGAATATAGGGACAGTATTAAGCAGTACGTAAAAGACCAACGGCAGAAACCTAGTGTTACTGTGGAGCAGACGGAGCTCCTAGATACTATAGCTAATGATCTTGACAGAAGGGCGGCCTTCGCTGCTAGCCCGAATATATCTAACTACTCGAAACTGGCTAGCTCCATAGGGTTTGGCTTTACATTGGGCATCAACGTATCTTCGGCGCTTATCAACTTAACTGCTCTACCTATGATCGTTATGCCGTACCTCGCTGGAAGGTATCCGGGGGGATACAAAGACATAGCCGGTGTCTTTGGTGACTCCCTAAGGATGTTTATGTCCAGTGGTATGCAGCGCACAATAGAAACATATGGCCCAGACGGGACGGATAAAGTACGGCGGTCGCAGGACGCTCTGTGGTCGTTAGACAACTACGACTTCGACGCTGCCGGTACGTCGCCCGAAATTAAAATGCGTCGTATGTTGGCAGAAGTAGCGCGCGATGCAGGTATGCTCAATCGTTCAATTACCCAAGACGTGCTTAATATGGACGGCATGGACACGTCAGCCGGGGCTACCTTCGAGAAGATCAACACCGCCTCTGGGTTCTTCTTCCACCACATGGAACGTATGCAGCGCCAGATTACTCTGGATATGGCGTACAAGATGGAGCTAGCGAAGCGGACGGGCGTGCCGGTAAAGGAGCTGGGCGCTGCGTACAAGTCCGGCAAGATATCCGATGCAGATATGCGTTCCGCTGCTGAAGACGCGGTGTACGTTACAGAGCTCACTCAAGGTGGTGTGGCCGCTGCCGGTGCTCCGCCTATGACCCAGAACAACGTGGGTCGTGTAGCACTTATGTTCAAACGCTACGCCGTGTCTATGTACTATATGCTGTGGCAGTTGGCCGAGAAGTCAGTCAAAGGCAGCGCGGCTGATAAGAATATGGCGCGTAAACAGCTTGCTGGTGTGTTTGGTGCAACAGGCTTACTTGCTGGTGTAGGCGGTATGCCCATATTTGGTACCCTCGCCATGGTCGCTGATATGTTCCTCGACGACGAAGAGGAGGACTTCAGGACCGCGACGCGCCAGTATGTAGGTGAAGGCGTGTATGGTGGTCTTGGTAACTACATATTCGGTATAGATATATCATCCCGTGTGGGGTTATCTGATCTGATCTTCCGCGAAAACCCCATGGCTAAGGACCAGAGCATCTTCTTCTCCGCTCTGGAACAACTGGGTGGTCCTGTAGTTGGTATCGGCATGAGCGCTGAACGCGGGTTGGATTATATATCGCAGGGTGAGGTCACTCGTGGCCTTGAAGCTATGACCCCCGCAGCCATCCGTAACGTGTTCAAAGGTATCCGGTTCGCTACCGAAGGTGCCAAGACACAGCGTGGTGACTCTATCGTCGACGATATCGGCATAGGGCACTCCCTTCTTCAGGCGCTTGGTTTTGCCCCCGCCTCTTACTCTCGGCAGCTATCGGAGAATATGGCACGCAAAGGTGTAGATCGCAGTATCGCTAGGAGCCGTCGTGATATGCTACGGCGCTATTATATAGCGGTGAGAAACGGAGATAGAAGCGGTATGAAGGACGCTATGGAGCGTATAAACAGACATAACCGTAGGCACCCAACAGCCGCTATCACCGGTAAAACGATCCAGGCATCCATGCGGAGCCATATGAGGACAACTAGGGATATGGTGAATGGCATCACCCTCAATAGGAACACGCGTGACGCCATCACGACTGCCATTGCCTTAGATGAGGACGTATCTTTGTTTGATTAAAAAAGCCCCCTGCCGAAGCAGGGGGCAATCACAACAAGGAGAACAGATAGTCAGGGAGGAGACCACCTGACTACTATATATCACACCATACGCCAGATGCGAACCCCTAATCTTGTGTATTCTATAACCACCTTCACCACTACCCTGTACCCCAGTCTCCTAGATATCTTATGAAGTTGAGCGATGGCGTCCGTCGTGTTTATGCACGGCACAAACATAGAGGTGCCGGGGCCGAATTTATCCCAATTAAGGACAATACGAACCCCGTCTGGGTTTAGATCATGCGTCCGTACCACTCTCCACGCCATTCGGCACCTCTATAGAACAGTCCACAACAAGCACCTCGGTGGGGGGCAGCTGCATGTGCGTGCCCTTGCTTAGGCGCATCTTAGTTTTCTTAGCCCCCATCTCGTCCTTGAGGTCTTGAACTAATGACCCGTAGTTAATCTGGTGTTCCACACACCACGCTCGGAGGGCTTTGGGTACTAAGTAGGCGCGTTTGATATCAGTCTCATACCGCGCGACTAACTTACCCCGAGGGAGCGCTTCCGGCACAACTAACGTATCCAGAGCCCCTGCTTCGCCCTTGCGCATATCACTGGTGCTCTTGATCCACAGAACATTGTTCCAGTGCTCGTTTATATAGTCGTTTAGTATATCCTGCGCGTTCAGCGACATGTCTGCTACTGCGGCTAGGTTCGCCTTCAGCATCCACTCGGCAAACTTAGACACCTTGCTAACGTCGTATGATAGAAGTCCCAGCCGCTTAGCTAGAATTAGCCCCGCCAATGTATGCGCCACGTGCGCAGACCAGAATCTATTCTCACTGGTGAGGCCCGCCCGCGCATCCATACGCTTCTGCACTTCAGCTACGAGGTCACGAACGCTCTGTTGGTTCTGCATAACGTATTGCAGGAACTGCACGCCTCCGTGCCCGTAGTTGTTTTCTAGTGACGCACTGAACCTGTCTTGCTCCTCCTTATCTTTGGATTTGGTAAACAGCCGGTCCACCTTCACTTCCATGATGCGCTGCGCTTCCGCTTTCGGCATTGCCTTGTTAGCCGATAGACGCTCAATAACACTGGCGTTACCCGTAGTTACACAGAGTAAGCTCCACGGCTCACCTTGGAACCGCTCTTTGTTAGCGTTACCCGTCAGCCGACCGCGTTGCTTGCCACTAGTCAGAGCGTAGGCTAGCTCGCTTATTTCCCACGGCTTCAGGTTAGTTATTTCGTCTAGGTAATACGGTAGGCTGTGGTAAATCTCGCCGCGATGCAGTTTGTAGTTCAGGGTGTCTTTTTTATCTAGCACCAGCGTGTCTGGCTTGCCCCATAACGTAGCTCCCGCAAGCATGGCCGTGGTCTTGCCAATGCCGGACTCCTTACTGTGTAGATGCAGCGCTGCGCACCTTACCGCAGAAAACTGCATCAATACTGACCCGAACGCGGTGCCCACCACGTATTGGTGTAGCTCAAACCCGTCGCGGTTATAGAAGTCCATATTCTTACGCCACTGTTCGTAGGTACCTCGTGGCGTAAAGCTCGGCATCAAACCGCTGGTGCTGCTAGCGGGAGGGTTCAACGCAACCTCATTCTCAAGTACGACTTGGTTACCTAACACGAAGGCGTCCATGCCATCGCCAATCCAGCCAAACTGTTTGTTGGCGTCATCCGCTTTGTTCTTCGATTGTAGTTCGTTCACCCAATCTAGCGTGTACTTCATCAGTTCCTCCATCCTTGTAATGGCCACACCCTGTGCGGACATATGTTTTCTAAATTCGTCTTTTGATGTTACGGCAGTCAGGGGCAACGTAAATTCCCGAACCCCGTCCTTCGGTAAGTGCAGCCGCATGAGTAGCGACTCTCCGTCTTCGGGGTCTCTTATGCGTCGTGTGACGTATAAGTCGTTGTGGTATACTGGTGCCTCTTCCACCTCTCCGTCGGGTAACGTCTTACGGACGTAGACACCCCCCGCTGCCCCTCGGAAGTACGGGGTCGGGTACGTTGGTATGGTGTACGTCCTAACAGGTACGTTAGGTAAATCTAAGGACGGGGCTTGGACGACCTCTTCTTCCGTAGCCTCACGGAACCGCTGCCCTAGAGTTATAGGGGACTTGATCTTCCCCCAGTGCGGACATCCAGTGCATATACCCGGCGCGTATTCATCGAACGTGGCACACCGGTATGGCCCCTTGATCCGGTCCATCTTGTTGATTGTAGCGATAGCCGAATACTCTGGATGGTTCTTTGACAGAATATCCGCAGCCTTAGCGCCGTCCTCACAGAACTTGGCTATAGATAGGCCCGCGCGCCATAGCGGTTCTGATACCTCGGCTTGATTCTTGAGCATACCGCCCAACTGAGCACAACCGACACGACGCTGAGTCTTGTCTAGTATATCCTTAAACTTACTCATCTTGTTACCGATAAGCGCGTTAAGAACCGCGTTAGCCTCCGACGGTATGTGTTTTCTAGGAACAGGCATTAGGTCTGCGCCGATAGCGTTGGAGAACGCCTCTAGACTAATTACGGCGGGGTATTCCATACCGACACAGTGCACGCGCAGGGGTGGGTCAGCCTTATAGTTATGGGTGCCGGGAATACGTAGCACGCGCGCGGCATCGGCTGTTACGGCTGGGTCGGCTAGTAGTTTGTTGCTGGCGCATACCGCCTTGAGCTTCTCAGCAACTGGTATCCACTCGTCGTAGGATACGGGCTCATCTAGAAACCAATACCCGTGTATACCTCTACCAGAGTTTACGAGCAGTGGTTTAGGTAGTCCGGTGTCTTTGCAGAAGAGCTGTAAGGCCTTTATAGCCTCCGGCTGGTTTGGATAGTCCTTAGTGGGACCGCAATCTAGGTCCAAGAAAAATGACTGTAGGTGCTTAACGTTGGTAACCTTACGCGACCCAGCTTCCTCCAAGGACGCCAATGCGAAATACACGTCGTACCCGGTACTATCTAGAGTCTGGGCTGCGTCGAGTAGTGTAGGGATATTACTGTAGAACTGCTGCACGCGCTTATCTTCAGCGGTTTTTGCGGCGAACAAGCAGTAGTGTCCGGTGTTAGGTAACGTTTTTTCTAGGAACTTTCTTGGTTCCATCCATACCTCCCAAGTTATCTCACGGCTATCCTCTCCCAAAGACAGCCGTGAGATTTAGCGCCTTACGGTGACAGAAAAGCGCCCGACAAATACTTCGTGCATTATGTCGGGCGTGTATCTAATCGTCCCAAGCGGCGACTATGGCATCCAGCTCGGGGTCCGTATCCTCCACGTTCGAAGGTTTCTTTGCAACCCTCTTCGGTTCTTCAGGTTCTTCCTCCTCACCCTCGTCCTCGAAGATGGACGCCTTCTTAGCTGGTTTGGCTTTCTTAGCCGGTGCCACGGGAGCTACTGGCGCGGCAATAGCGACATCACCTTTTGGCTTGGCTACACTGAACGTGATCGCTCGTTGTGTATCTGAGTGCTCCAGTACACCGGCAACCTGTTCTAGTTCAGCCTCCTCCAATGGGCGTGCTGGTTTGAAGAACAGCTTGGGGCCTGCACTGTCGTCGTCAAAATACATCTCTGTAACGACAGCAATAGGTGGAGTCCTGTTCTCGTTGAGGAACCGTGCGTACGCCTGCATAGGCATCTTACGGTCGTGGACCTCACCGAACACGCTCGTGGCCGGAAGTTGCAGTTGGTACACCTTGTCCAGCTGGCCCTCGATAACAACTGCAAGTCTTTGTTGGAACCGGCACGCGCGGCTATCACCCTGCCCAGAGCCCTTTATATTCATGGCGCAGTCCATGCACCGAGCGGCCATGCGTTGCTCTTCTGGTACGTCAGCGGAGGGCACGTTAGTGTCCGCAGACCAGCACTGGGGGGCAGAAGGTTTATCGGGTGTATACACCCCCTCGTAGTACATGCGGGAGATGGGGGCAGCGTCAACGATGATGATATTCATGCTGTTAGACTTGCTAACACGCATTTCTTCGCCGCCAACTACTTCGCGGAAACGTTTGCCACGGATACTAATCCGGCGCATACCACCACCGGAATTGCCGCCCAGTAGATTGCTACCCGCCCCCTGGAGTTTCTTGAACAGGTCGCTAGATACGAGGGAGTTACCCTCGAACAATGTTGCTTCAGCCATTTTCATTCTCCGTGTTATTTTCTTCTGTGGTGTCTTCTTCGTGCTCTTCGTTCTCTTCATGGCTCAGAAGTGCAGTGACGACTGCGGCCATATTAAACCGGTAGGTGTTACCTACCCGAATATATGTAGTTGGCGGGATGTGCCCCCTACGTACCCACCCCCGCACCGTAGCCAGAGAGATGTGTAGTTTGCGCGCTACCTCATCAATTGGTACGTACTCGATGTCCAGATCGTCGGTAGATGGTTCCATTATTTTCTCCTTATTGAGATTGTGTATTCAGATTCGACGTTTAACCCTGGTGGTAGTATGTCTGGATTCTCTGCCAGAAACTCCTTCACCGCAGTTTGGTTAAGACGTTTCTCTAAGAACTCGGGTACCCCGTGCGACACTACAAAGCTGTGCATGGAGCCCCAATCGCTAGTCCAATACCGCTTCTTCTGTGTGCGGTAGAACATCCCAGCGTCAGTTCGTACGCTATCAATGTCGTTGTCTTTGCAGAACTGCAGGAGAGACATCTTGATCTTATCCTGCTGCCCCTTGAGCCCATCGTCCTGCGTCTTGAATGTGGTCGCCAGCTCCTGGCGCTGAGCGCGTATGTTTATATATGCCTTGGTCAACTTACCAAGGCGCGACTTCTCTTCCATCGTGCCTACCCTGTTTTGTTGTGATTGGCTAACTTTAGTGTATTAAGACACCCTAGTCAAGCAATTCGTTATATAAATCTATAATTTTTGTGTGTACATCAATTCTCGCATCCAATAGTTTATATACGTGTTGTTCTACTGGGGAGCCGTAGAGCTGTACCACCGTGCATTTGTTGACTTGTCCCGCCCGGTGTACACGTGCGTTGGCCTGCGAGTATATCTCCAGGGAGCTGGTCGGAGCCCACCAAACAACGGTATCGGCGGCGGTTAGCGTTACGCCATGCGCCGCAGCGGCGGGTTGTATGACTAAGACGCGGGGGTCTTGCTGGGTTTGAAAACGCCTGAACGCATCAGTACGTTTCGCGGCGGTCACACTACCCTGAATGATCTCGTTGGTTATTCCATCGGCGGATAGTTTCTCAGAGAGTAGGGATATAGCATGTCGGAACGGTACGAATATAAGTACCTTACCTCTAGCCTCTTGGATGGACTCCATGAGCACGCTGTACCGGTTTTTTATATCAAACTGTAACGCGTCTCCTTCGTCCGTGTACACGGCCCCCGCAGATATCTGTAGCAGTTTGTTCATATTAACGGCGGCGTTCATGGCGGTAACCTCTTCTCCCGCCACTTGCATAACCATATTGCTCTTGAGCTCTTTGTAGTATTTCTTTTGTTGGGGGGTGAGTTCCACCTTCCGTTTGGTGTAAACCATCTCCGGTAGGTCCAGGCACTCTTCCTTGGTGAACCGTATAGCGGGGCGGAGGGCATTGAACACGGTGTCGGTGGCGGTATCTTTTACCGCCCACTTGAACCTAGTCACCTTGTACATAACTTGGTCGCGGAACGAGCCGAAGAATTTCGGCACCGCTGTAGCGTTGACGAGTTTAGCTAGGCCATAGGCGTCAAGAGGACTCTGAGCTGCGGGGGTTCCCGTCATCATCCATAGCCACGTATCTTCACCCAGTAGTTTATTCAACGCTTTCCAGCGTTTGGTCTGCGCGTTCTTATAGTGTGTAGCCTCATCCACAATAACTAGGTCGAAGCCTGCGGCAGCAATATCGTCAGCTACGATATCCACACCGTCATAGTTTATAATGACGTACTGAGCGCCACCGTTGATTATCTTCTGTCGCTTGTTCTTTGCCCCGTAGGCGACATCCACCGTACGGTGCATGGCAAACGTAAATAGGTCAGCACGCCACGCCGAGTCCATAATGGATAGAGGGCATACGACAAGCACGCGGTTGATGACGCCTTGTGACAAGAGGAAATCAGAGGCCCATATCGCGCTGGCGGTTTTACCCGTACCCTGTTCGTTGAAACAAA